GTAAGAGGCGACCCGTTTTGGCTCGGAATTGGTAATATAGACGAGGACCTGGCTGTAGGCAACGGTAACAACGAACCTCCTACCAACACATCTGCGGCTTGGTGGTATAATGGCGACATAGGCTTCCTTTTTACATTGCGCACCGGCCAGTCATATAACGAGCAAACGGGTATCATGGATCTCAACGACCGTGTTCTAATGTGGAATGCTTTTTATTCTGTAATAAAGGTTAAGAACCTGTTTAAGGCAGGCCAATTTACACAAGAGTTGAATGCTGTTAGAGATTCGTTAACCGATGCACCAACACCATCGCAAATCAACAACAGCAGCCTTACTCCAGCTCAAAAGGCTGCGCAGGCTACGTTACATGCTACAGTTGCTGCCCTAAAAAAGGATACAGGACTGTAACAGCAGTTTATTGTTGTGAACCGTATTTTTTACTGGTAAATACCCGTATGGTAACGTGGACAAGACATGTAAACACTCCCAAGGAATACGATTTACAACCTCCTGGGCGGGCAACAGTACAAGATAAAATTTATGTTGGGTTTGTAAAATATACAGACGACGTAAACACAATGGGCCGTCTTAAAGTTTGGATACCCGAGTTAGGAGGCGATCCTAACGATCCTAACGGCTGGTTTATAATGAGCTACTGCTCTCCGTTTGCCGGTGCAACAAATGTGCTTGATAACAAAAACGACAACAGCTTTCCTAGTACACAAAAAAGCTATGGCATGTGGTTTGTTCCGCCAGACCTTAATAACGAAGTTGTTTGTGCATTTATTAACGGAGACCCTGGCCGAGGAATTTGGTTCGGATGCTTATACCAGCAAAATATGAACCAAATGGTGCCAGGGCTTCCGGGCAATAATTCACAGGCTACACTTCCAACAGCGGAATATAATAAAAAAATCACACAGCCCAACTTAGGTGTTCCGGATCGACCTTTATATTACCCGTTAGCCGACCAGCTGAAAAAGCAAGGTCTTGATCAAGATACATTACGTGGAGTTTCTAATAGTGGTGCAAGGAGAGTAGATCCAGGTCTTGCAGTGTACGGCTGGTTGACACCTGCTGGTAGTCAGATGGTGTACGACGACGATCCTGCAAACACATACATACGTTTTCGTACACCAAGCGGTGCTCAAATTATCATTAACGACACCACAGGATTCATTTACTTAAATTCTGTAGATGGTAAAAACTGGATTAGCATGGATGCTGGTGGTCGAATTGACGTGTACGGTTATGGCGACATCAGCATACGTAGCCAAGGAAGCTTGAATTTACGTGCAGACCAAGATGTTAATATCGAGGCCGGACAAAACATTAACATGCGTGCAAGAGGCACTACTGCAATTACGCCAGTGGTTAATCCTCAAGCCAACATTCCACAGCCTGCTCCACCAATACCAGGTCCTGCAGCTATGGTAGGAGATGCCACTGCGTCTGCATTGGCTCAACGAATTCCAGGGTCTACACCTATTGCCAGTCCGGGTTCAACATCAAGCGACAGCTTAGCTGCTGTTCAAGATAACGCAGGTACAATATCTGGAATTGTAAATGGAGTGATAAGTGTAGGTGCAACTGATACAGACCAATCACTATTGTTAGCCAATATAACTGGCATACGGTCGGGGTTGGCTGCATCAAACTATGTTTGGATATTGCCATATAATACAACATCTGCTGCAACAATTCAAACATTTGCCACATCTAAAGGTGATACAGTATTACCATTAAGCAATTATCCATCAAATGATAATATTATACCAAGAGACTACAACATTGTTACAAACGACCTAACACCAAAGCTAAAACCAGCCAATACTGCTGGTAATTCTCCTGTACAAACAGGATCAACCGGCGCTATACCAACAGCAACTACATCAACACAGCCGCAAAGTGGTTCTAATGTTATTTCAACTTCAGGTCTAACTACTACAACAAATACACCCGGGTCCCCGGCTCCAGTTCCAGCAACGCCAGCATCATCTCTGCCGGGCAGTACTGTTCCAGCCGCATCGACAACGTCAACATCTATAGGTAATACCGCACCAGCTGGCACAACAGTAACCAGTGTACTGGTTCCATTTTTACAACAAGTAGAAGGTAAAGACAACAAGGCCTATTGGGATGCACAAAATCAACGTGTTCTTATTAGTATAGGATATGGTCATCAAATAAAGTCAAATGAATACGCACAAGGGTATATTGATACAGGTACAGCAGGAAGAATAGCAGTTACAAGACCAAACAGCAGTGCCAATCCGCCTGGTAATGCTACGGCAACAGACGAACAATGTTTAGCATTGTTAAACATTGACGTGCAAATTTATATTGCAGGAGCACATACACAGCTCGGCGGCGCATGGGATGTATTAGGTCCGTATCAACAAGCTGCTCTCAGCAGTGTATATTACAACAGTCCTGCAACTTTAAAAAGACTTGTAGGACAAGGTTTAACTAATTACATTAGTAGCAACGATCTACAAGGTGCTGCATCACTTATTGCTAATGCAGGTCCTGCTATTGTTGCTAGTAGGCGTGTAAAAGAATCAAATCTGTATCTACAACGAACCGATTTACTTGGGTCTGGCGGCAACAATGCATTGCCCGGACAGCCTACAGGCGGCGCAAACAATACTGTTCCGGGCACGGGCGATAGTCAAAATGCACCAGGCACTATTGCAACATCAAATCCTAATATTAATAATGGCTTTATAAAAATACAAAGCACCAACAGCATGCATTTGCTTGCCAACCAGTATATGTTTTTAACTGCAGGAGCAGATATGCATAGGTTTGCAGGATCAAACATGTTTGACACTGCTGGCACAAATTGGAACCGAGCAGCAGGTGGGTTTGTTCATGAAAGTGTTGGTCAAGATTTTTCTATAGGAGCATCTAGCGAGATCAATCTATCTGCAACACGTATTGATTTAAATGGCACACAACCTCCTCTTGCAGTTGCGGCTGTAGCAGCACAAGGTCCAAATGACATAAATCAACAAGATGGCATTTTAGATACGTTAGGAAATGTAATACCAGTTCTAACAGACACAATAGTATACCACTTGCCATATCACGAACCATACGACGATCACGGTGGTAGAAACACATACGGAATACAAAATGCAACCAGCTACAACACAAACACTGGTCTGCGTGCCGGCGAAGTAGTACAAAATAGTCAAAAACCTCTAAATCTTATTGGTACTCCGTTGAGCAACATGCCTCCTGGAATTTACACTGGTGCAGGTTATAACATACAAAATCAACCTGTGTATTCATATCAAGGGCCTATTAGCAACTCTGCTATACAAACAACTAGTGGGCTACAACTGTCGCAATCTGGCACACAGTTTATAGAAGGGTTTGAAAACGGCAGTTATATTCCTATCGTGGTCGGAGAACCTCCGGTTACTCAAATAGGCTATGGGCATAATTTAACGCCGGTGGAGATCAGCACCGGTCAGGTGACAATCAACGGATCATCTTATAGTTTGTATTCACCTCTTAGCCAACAACTTATCGATCAGCTATTTCAACAAGATATGGTATCTGTACAAAATTGGATGCGTCCAGTGGTTAATGTGTCTGTAACACAGACTCAGTATGATATGCTTTGCAGTCTTGCATTTAACATAGGGCAAACTAACTTTACCAATGCACCGGTAATAAAAGAATTAGTAGCCGGAAATGTACAAAATGTTCCCAATTTGTGGATGCAATGGACGTTAAATGGAGCCAACAAATTAGTTCCTCAGTTGGTCCAGAGACGGTTGGCAGAGTCAACAAACTTTATGTTAGCACCTTTCCAGCAAACTGTTCCGGCACAAAATACAAATGTAATCACCAGTAATTTTTCAAACACAGGAACCGGAACTGTTACGCCATTGGTGCCAAATCAATAACTATTCCAGATTCTCTTATCAATATACAAGCTCTTCTATAGATTGGGTGTAGTTTATAGTATGCGAACACCATATGGGCTCTAGTTGTCACTCCCATATAGGGATATAGCACTAGTCGTGTCCTAGATGTGTATCCTCAAGGAATAGGTGTTGCAACTTGTCTCAGTAACTATTCACTATTATGCTTTCGTTAAAGATTGGATGAACCAAAGATCAATATGCACCGAAACTACTTCGTTTGGACATAAGTTAACTTTGCTATCATATCCTATGCCACAAACTTGTAAACAAGGCAGTTCAAGTCCAGTTTTATCAAACTTCTTCCTTGCAATCTTGGTAACTCGTCCTAGTTGCATTGGAAAGCCAACACCGTCGAATCGGAAGTGCGGGGAATAATGCGCAAATACAACTGCGCTGCCAACGTCAATGTCTTGCCCTATGGCATCTTTTAAGATATGCACAATGCTACTTCTTTTTTGGAGGGCGACGTCGTGTTGCAGGAAGTCAATTGACTTTCGAGCAGTTTTTATTACAGACCGTAAAACCTTTTGAGCACTGGGAAGACGCTTTGCCATTTTTGTTAGTCTCCTATGGTTTCTAAACGTATATTAGCAGAATATTGCATGCTGTCAACGTCAAATCACTTGGTGTTACTTTCCGCCAATTTTAATATCTAGCGTGTTCACTACACGATTATTATCCAGTACTGCATCCAATACTCGACCTTTGCTAATCAGCATTTCTGCGGCGTCTTCTTCGATTGTACCCTCAGCAACTAGACTATAAACTGTTACTGTGTCAGCATCCTGCCCAATACGGTGTATACGATCCACACATTGGCTGATCTCGCCCGGCGTCCACGGAAGCTGCACAAAAGCAACTGCCTTTGCAGCAGTTAGTGTAAGTCCAAAACCTCCCGACGTAATCCCAATAATAATCACTCGCGTTGCAGTGTCATTTTGGAAATTTAACACTGCGTTAGCTCGGGCTTCATCAGAAACCCCACCATATATGACGCCAACTGCACCGGCATAGTCTTTATCTTGCTCTAGTGCGTTGCAGATCTGCTCAATTATCTGCCTGTTATGTGCAAAAACCACAAGTTTGTTGTTGGTCTCTGTGTAATCTTTAATCCATTCAATGGCAGAGTTAAGCTTAGCGTAACCGGCAATCTCACGCAGCTTTTGAATAGCCACAATGGCGTCGTTGCTGACTGGCGCGTTGCCGCCCATACGTACAATAGCCTCCATACCAGCACGCCAATTGACACCATTAAAGGCAGCTTCGACGCGATTGTACTCAGTACGATCAAACTCCAACGGTAACGTACAGTAAATTTTAGGCGGCAATTCTTTTAATACGTCAGCTTTCAACCGCCGTAGCATAGCATGTTTGAGTAACAACGCATTGAGCTCAGTTGTGTTCGACGCACCATTAAAGTCCCACCCATGGGTACTACGCTGTGCATTTGTATAACGGAAGGCAAAGCGTGTAAAGTTGCTAAACTCAGGTACCCACGGAGCAACTGTACTAACTGATGTCCATAGTTCTAACGGTTTGTTGACCAACGGAGTACCCGACATTAACGTTACACGCCCAATACCCGGCCCAAACGTTACATGCTCTCGCTTACCGGCGCGCAGCTTAACATCGTACCCACCTACAGCTAAGCGTTGCAT